CCGGAGATATCGCATACCATCCGACTGAGAACGGCTTCGAGTATCCCCAGTCAAGGCCTCGGTATATCGTCCATGTGTCAGGAATGTCGAACGGCTCAATGACATGAGTCCAGTGCCGGTCAAGATAATGCTCCTGATCATCTCTGAATTCACCGAATACCTGGCCCTCGAATACATCCCATCGACCAAATCTCCATGCTTCACGGAGCTTTGCCGGAAGAGCCTCAAGCGTTGCAAGGTACTCAGGCTGTGACCGCATAAGTGCTGTGTTATCATCTACCAATGCCTGGATAAACGTATAGTCATCAGGGTTCTCTGTCGGCAGGAACTGCCTGTCTATGAATACTCGTTTGATGTACGCATGGCCCTGTCCGCCAGGGTTACAGGTGTAGTAGCATCTCTTCGGGAAGTCATTGACACCACGCAGTGTCGCAGTGATAGCTTTCATCTGGAATTCTGACAGCTGTGCTGCTTCGTCCAGGAAGATGATGTCATACTCAAGTCCCTGCAGTCGGTCTAGATCGCCATCCCTTGCACAGTACATGAACTCGATCGTGCTGCCGTTAGTGAAGGTCAGGATCTTGCTGGTGCTGTTGTAGCTTGCCATGTCTCTACACATGCTCTTAAGTATCCGGATGTGGTTACCTTCAAGCTCCTTGTAAGTCCTTCTGACTATCAGAATCTTGATACCTGCAAAGTGTGCAGCAAGCAGAATAGCCTTGACTCTTACGGCCCAGCTCTTGCCTCCGCCTCTCGCTCCGCCATAAGCCACATGCTTTACCTTGCTGTTGAGGAACAGGATCTGTTTATCATTTGGTCTCGGAAGTCTTAGCACAGCCATTTACTCTGCCCATCCTTCCTCGAATCCTTCAATGCGGATAGCATTGGATGTATCCGGTTTGTAGAAGTTCGCTTTCTCTTTCTCAAACTCGAACCTCTCACGCTCAAGCTGCAGTCTCTCAGTATCGAGCTGATGCTTCTGAATTGTCTCAGCCTTCTGCAAGTTGTACAGGCTCCTGGTCATCTTCTCTATGAGTTCCAGAGTCTGCATAGCGTCCTTCATTGCCCTGCTGTCTGTCTTACCGCAAATCTTTTCCTCGGTCTCTCCGGTCACAATGTTCGTGACAAGATGCCTCTGAAACTGCTCAGAGTCATTCAGCATCTTGCTGACATGGCCCTTCATTAGCTGCAGGAAGTCAGCTTCATCTGACAATTCCGCAGCCATTTTGTTCTCAGTTTTCGATATACTCTTCGATATAACCCTTGATATACTTTCTTTTCTGGTGGCGAACCAGCCTTCAGCCTTTGATTTGTTTGCTATAGTGCGATAGCTCACACCATATTTTTCAGCTAATTTCCTGAGTGATGCGTCAGGGTTAGTCACATACTCATGCTTAATAGCTGCCCAATCATGCCGAATCCCACCAGTTATGTGTGGATCTTTAGGCATAATAAAAGTCTCCTTTCGATGCTCCAATGCTATCGAAAAGAGACTCTAATTTCGTCTGCCCCTATTTTTCGTGTCTGACTATCCACTCCAGGATATGCCCTATAGCGACAGCCATCCAGTAAATAGCTACCCATTCCTTCATGGGTTCCTTGTTGGCTACGATCTCTGTGATCTTGTCAATTCGTTCCTTATCAGTTATGTATTTGTTCATTCTCCCTCACTTCCAAGGACAATCCGTCTGCGGTTCATAATCGCTTACTCTACAAATCTTGCAAACATCAGCTTTGCCATCAAGTTCGCAAGCCTCACAATCCGTCTGTGGCTCGTCCTTGTCGTACTTGTAATACATTTCACCATCGCATTTACTGCACTTGTACGAACCCCCATTTGCACAGTTCAGACACTTTGCCGTTAACCGTGTTTCGTCCTCAACTTGTTCCATTTTGGAAATAGTTGGCTCGGTCACGATTGCTTCTGCCCACATTCTGTCTTTCCAATCTTGCAAGTCCTCGCAGTTGTTCGGTTTTTCCGAACAGTTCTCGATCTTGCATCCGTGTCTGTCAGCGCAACCATCTTCGGTATCATTCCAATGCTCACACTCTTCACAAGTCTGTGGCTCGTCTTCTCTTTCTCCATCAGAGCAATAACTGTCCGCACTCTTATAGCATGGTCTGCAACAAGATTCACGATGTTTGCACTCCTTGCATCTGACTATATCTATGCTTGGTGCTTGTGATACCGCTCCAAGAATTTTGTGCAGACACATCCGAACATCTTCCACATCAGCAGCCTTTATGTATCTACTCATCGTCTGCTCCTTTCATCCTTGCTCCGCAGTGTGGGCAATAACTCCACCGACCCTCCATATGTATTCCGCACTCGGAGCAATCCCACACTTTAAATGTTCCATCAAGATTGTTCATTATCCACTCCCCTTGCGGTCTGTCTGCGGATGGTATGGCTTCAATGCGTTCCCTCGGTGTTTCTTCACTGATGCTGTAGAAATCACAATCAAGTACATCCTTAAAAGCCTTTATCGCATCGCTTCTCTTTATCAAGTCACTCATCTTTCCTGCTCTCTTTCCATCGCTCATAGGCTTCATACTCTTCCTGCTCTCTTTCTAGCTTGGCACAGCCAAGTATCAGCAGAATGTCGAACAAGCCGAGTATTACCAATATCGTCAGCACTATTCCCTTGATCATGTCTCTTCCTTCCTTACCCTAGAACGGAATATCATCCTCTGCAGCTGAGAACGTATCCGGCAGATCATCGAACGTACTCTGCTGCGGAGCAGGTGTAGGCTTCTGTGTTTCCGGTTCCTTCCTGGCTCTGTAGCTGAATTCTGTGATCATCCACACTGATTTGCATCTTTCTTCTCCGGTCTGCTTATCATTCCATGTGCGGAGTGTAGGAAATGCGCTGTCGATATATATCTCGTCACCATTCTCAAGTTCTACGCCCCTTCTGAACTGCACTTGCTGATACTCATGCTTTCCAGACTCTGTCTTGCCTACTGTGACAGCGTACTGCGGAAAACCATGTCTGTCTGATCTCCAAACTTTTACTCCATAATCGTCTGTTGTGATTTTGATTCCCATTATTACACCTCCGTGATATACAGACCCTTGTAGGCCATCATCTTTTTCTTTAGTTTGTAGACGGCATTATCCTTCGTTGCAGAGGACTTTACATCCTCGATGACCCATTCATCCTTTTCTGTGTCAAAGTAGTAGAAATCGGCAATATAGCGGATATCTCGCACCCATTTGCCATCCCTGCCTCGGAAGGATTCCTGAAGCACGAACGGCTTCTGAAGTTCCAGGTCTTTTATCTTTCCGGTAGCCAGCAGGAATTTCAGCTCCATGTATCTGTTGGCCTCTTTGGTAGAATCGAATGTGTAGCCATCGATCTGCTTCTTTCGGTTGCCGTACTTATTCTTCGGTCTCAGCCTGCTTGTCGGTATCCTTGTCATCCTTGTACACCACCTTCCAGTACCTGCCGTGAGGCTCGTCAGCATCAAGCACTATGGCAAACTCCCTGTCACCGGCCCATGCTGCAACATCATCCTCGACCAGGATCCCGTCCGGAGCAAACTGTTCAATGAGGTATGCCATGCGCTGCTCATATATCTCACCGAGCTTGCCGAGTTCATCGATCACTTTTCCCTGGGCGATCTTGAGATCCGCTTCTGCTTTTCTGCGCTTTGCGTATTCTGCTCTGCGCTTCTGCTCCAGGTCTTCGTACTTGGCAGTGAAGCTCTTGTTGACTGCTCTCATGTCATCGATCTTCTTCTGCTGCCTCTCGATTCTCTTCTCAGCTCTTCCGAGTGCTGACAGCAGCTTCGCATGTTCCTTTTGGAGTGCGGTTATCTTTTCCTTGTCCAATGCTCTTATATCTCCTTTCTGTTCCTGCTCATATGCCCTTTGCAGATCAATGGCATATGGGCAGCTCATATAATCCGCATCACAGTATCTGTCCATGTGTATCCACTTGGCTTCGAGAGTCTTGAATCTCCGGACCACATCCTCACAGGATATGGTCTGTCTCTTCTCACTCTGAAAATACGGACACTTTGTGTATCTTGGCATGTCACTCCTCTCCAAAATGTTTCTTTGTCACAGCTATAGGAAATTCTTCTATCTCAGATGCCCATCTTGCTGTGCCAGGGCCGTTGCATCTCTCCCAGCATAAAGGGAATCCGCCTATACCATCGAAGAGCGATCCGAGTGTGGCTGGTCTTTCATACTGAGCAGCTATTCTTCTCAGCAGATAGAACCAGAACGGAAGAGCGATGCTGTTGCCGAGTGCCTTATATCTTGCGCTGTCGCTTGATTCCTTATGCACCTTGCCTTTTGTGTCCGTCCATTCACCGATGTCAGTCCATTTGTCAGGATATCCCTGGAGCCTCTCACACTCAAGGTTAAAGAGGAGTAAGTCTTCTTACTACTGTACTTACATCCTTCATTCCATCACCCCCTTTGCTCCCATTAACGGATCTCCGTATTTCTTGAATCTGATATAATGTTTGTTGCAATATCCCAAGCCTTTCGCCCTTGCTCCACATACTGAACAAGTCTTCGCAGGATGATGCACTTTCATGTGACAACTCCTGCACAGCCTCTGCAAATTGCTCGGTTCGTTGTTCTGCGGATTTCCATCCTTGTGATGCACATCCACATTCTTCTCGCTTCCGCATATCTCGCAGCAGCCATCCGGCAACAAGTTTCGGGCATGGTAGTGTACTGCCATCCAACTCTTGCCTTTCTTCGGTTTCGCTCTGAATGCTGCTTTCATGCATTCCCTGTCGCAATACTTCTGCCTGTTGTAATGATTCCATGACAGAAGTTCCCCATTTGAGAGTCTCTTCCTTTCCATAGGTTTGCCACAGTAAGCGCAGTATCTCGTTTTGTGTTCCTGCATTGCTCACATCTCCTATCACGCAGTTAAAGTTTTCTTTATCAGGCATCCTCTGACCCCCCCCTGCATTGTTCTGTGTCAATGTCGGAGCGATCTCGCTGCCATCCCAATTCATTCGCATATCTATTCTCCGTTACGAACATATCGCTGTACGCATCCTGTCCGTCATAACTCACTGAATGAGACATCAGCGGTCCTGTCACTTTCTGATAACTCATATACGATCAGTTTCCCTTGCATCACTTGTTCTTGCTGCACCCATTTATAGTCTGTTGCACACAATGCTCCGATGGTTTCCTGGTAGAGCAGATAACGAGTACCTCGCTCCCCCCCCCATATGATCCGCCACGATTACGCAGCGTTACGGAGACATCATCCTCATGCCATTCAAAGAATCTCTTCTCCGTCAGTGTTGTCTGTTCCATGTACTACCAATGTTGTTGATCTAACATCGCCCATATCGAAAGTGTTGATGGTATTACTCGCATCGCTCTCGATCCATGTCTCATAATCTTCCTTGCTCTGCGCTCTTCTTGACTTGGTGAAGCAAAGCACTAACGGCACGTTGCCCCCCCCACTACCCATGTTGGTAGCTAATGTTTGGCATACGTCCTGTTCAGCAATCTTCAGCCTTGAGTCTTGCGGATGATGATCAAGAATTATGAATTTCGACAACGCATATACCCCCTTGATTACATGCAGGATTTCCGCCATTGAGATCCAGTGTCCTCGATGTGTCAGCTTCATAGATGCCGGAGTGCGGATTATCTGACATCATGCTGTTGCTGTGGTATCCGCAGATTCCGTAACAGATAGCGTGTACCTCTGTTGAATTCAGGGTGTACATCGCACCACCTACTCGGTATCCGTCACCCTTGTGTGATGGTCGATATCCGTTCCCTTCCAGACAAACAATGTCTGATCCTGGCTCACGCCTAATGTCGCTGACTTCTCCCATTGGATAAGCGCACCCTTTCCTGCTTTCTTTCCGTATACATCTCGTTCAACACCCCCCTGATTTTGAGAGTGCAGCTATTAACTATCTTTGCCATATGCTACTCCCACTTGATTGTCTCCGGCATTAGCTCTCAAAGTCGGAGATATCTCTTTGTGGATTCTGTTCTCCGTGTTCAGCCTTGAAGCTGCTCCTGGCTCGATTCCATAGCTTGACTTTCAAGAGCCTTCTGAAGAATCTCCGGAAGCTTCTTGCCTCGCCTGTTTGCTCGGTTCAGTATCCCTTGACAAGCCTTTGCGGACAAAGAGTATTTCGGATGCGCTTCGTCCACCAAAATCTGCGACAAGAGCGATGCGTTTTCTTCTTTGGGGTACTCCCCAAAACTGTGCATCGTGTATGCGCCAAGCAACGCTCCACCCATCGCCCACAATGCATCCGGCATATGGCCATCCGTTTTTCGGAGGTCCAGGTATATCGGCATCCGCTTGGACGATCCTGACTGTTTCTTCGAGGACACACCGGAAGTCTTCTCCTTTGTTTGAGGACAAGGCTCCTGGTACGTTTTCCCAGACCATATATCTTGGTCGAATAAACTCATCTGTTCTCCCACGCTGTTCATCTGCTTTCCTCATTTCCTTTATGATGCGAATCTGTTCCATGAACAATCCGCTTCGTTCACCTTCAAGTCCTGCTCTCTTGCCTGCAACGGACAGGTCCTGGCAAGGACTCCCTGCTGTGATGCAATCAACAGGCTCTATCTCAGCTCCGTTGATTTTCGTTATATCTCCTAAATGAATCATCTTTCTGGCCATCCTCTGTTATGTGCGTATCCGACAACGTACTCATATGGATTTCTGATTGTCTTGTGCTTTCTGTTGGCATCATCCTGGCACTCATCAAGTAGCTCATAATGATTTTCGTATAGAGCTTTGAGCATTGATATTTGTTCATCGGAAAGTAATTCAAAGAAATCGACCTCGCCCTTATTACTACAACAATTACCTATACTATACTTACCTATACTATCCTCAGTTGCCATTTGGTTGTCAGTTGGTTGCCAAGTGGTTGCCAAGCCTTTAGGCTGCTCGGTATACGCACCATTATCCTTGAGATTTAACTGCCCTATTTCATCCTGATATTGAGTGGGATGGTATCTGTCTTTGCGTAGCAGGTTATGCATTCTCCAATGTTTGATGACCACTATCCCACTCTCAAAAGCCAGAACGAATCTCTTAGCTATCAAGACTT